TTACTTGCACATGCCGTCAGTTTTAGCTTTTTCGGCAGTGTACTCAGAACCGCCGCGCTTCAACGTAGCGAAGATATCGCCGTTGCTGCCGCCGCCACCGACTGAGCCGCCTTTAGACATGCCGTCAGTTTTAGCTGATTCTTGAGTGTACTCGGCTGAGCGTGACTCTTTTGGATTAATTGCTTGCATTTGAATGCTCCTTTAATAATCGAAATGATATACCGGAAAATGGTGTTGTCAACTACCAACACCGGGAGTGGGTGCAAAATTATTTGTCACGGGAGCACCGTTTTCAAGCTGTGCACCTGGACCTGGGTTTGGTGGCGTGCCACCTGCTTCGACTTGACCAGTTGCCTGAGCAAGCTGTTGCTGCTGAGCGAGTTGCGCGGCTTGTGCCTGCGCCATACGCTGCTTAATAATTTCCACGGGGGGAACAATCCGATCTGGGTTCATGTCCAGAGTCTTCGCGCCCTGGCGTAACAACTCGGCAATACCTTCAACACCAATGATCTGCTGAGCTGCGGGGCTGGTAAGAGCGATCTGCAAGAACTGGTTCTGACGAACTTGTGCTTGCTCTTTGACAATCAAAGAAACCGCGCCGCGTGCAACGATGTTTACATCACCCTTCAAATCGGGGTCAGTGCCGTAGCGCATGTTGTAATAATACAACCGCTCGACCACAGGAGAGATGACGTTGTCGTCAATGTTAGCCACAACCTGTTTGATGGCTTTACCAGCGTTACTCATCAGCATGCTCATACCAGAAGCCGTGCGACCTGCGCCGCCTGCAGGACTGTCGCCAGTCATATAACGTGGAATACCTGTGTACTCGTCTGCCAAGATACTGAATTTCTCAAACACTGCCATCAACTCTTGTGACAAAGAGCTAGGCTGGAAGAACTGCATGGGAGGGGCAGAACCAGCAAGCGGATCAGATGTGACTTGCCATACTTTCCATGGGTACATCTGTGTGATGTTTTCGCCCTGCGGCAAACGGTCAATGTTGTAAACAACTTGAGGGCCAGAAGCAATAGACATGTTATTCACCAGTGCGCGTGCAGTGGCATTACAAACATCCTGTGCATCACGGCACAAATCAGCTACAGAGTTACCCCAGTATGCACCGGGAACTTCTTCGTAGGAGGCTTTGTAGTATGGACGGCGGCCCAATGGATCAGGGTTAATAACTGCTTTGATAACCCAGTCTGCGATGATCCATGCTTCAACAGGATACTCTGCAAGTGGATCAGGAATCTCGTCTGCAGACATGCCCCAATCAAGCAATAACTGACCTTGTACATTGCCCCAGAACTGCAGAGCGTCAATCAGTTTTGAAGGGTTCTGCTGAACGCCCATTGTGGACTTACCTTCAGCAGCGGCCTTGTTCATGTCAACGTAAATCCAGTCACGCAGACCGCCTTTACCATATGTCTCAAGCACTGCGCGTATAGCACCTTCGCTATAACCTTCAACGCCAATCATGGCTTGCAAATCAGCGCGGGAGAGTTTGTGACGCTCAATCAAGTCACCCTGATTTACGTCCGATGCATCAGCAGATGGATAAATGTTGAATGGGTCTACACGCTCCCACTCCATTACCAATTCTTCTGTCTGATCTAGTGCAAATTGACCGTCCTGTGTAGGAACCCATTTGAGTTTAGGACGCTTGCGAATGATGGGGCCTTTGATGAACGCTGATGGAAACGTTGTAATGTCATCAAGGAATTCAGAGAATGCTTTAGACCAATTGCCTTCTTGCATCTGGTCTTCCATCTTTACTTCCATGCGCTCTGCTGTGCGCTTGGCTAAGTCTTTCAGATGAGACAGCGCCATATCTTTCATCTCAAGCAAACGCTCACGCACTTGCTGATCTGTTGGCGGTGTGCCATTCAAATACAACTGCTCAACTTCCATCTGAGCCTGAGCCATGATGCTCTCTACTTCGTTAGGAGGCAAATCAGGCAATGCAGTGGGAATAATGGTCCAAGGCTTGTCTTCTGACGCAGTAATCAATGTATCTCGCAGCCAGCTCGACGCCGCACGGCATTTGTTCGATGTAATCATCATGTAGATGGTCGAACTGCCCTGCTCACGCAACTGTGCTAATTTATCAGGATCGTATTCACCGCGACGCGCACGCACTGACTTAAGCATCTTAATCTCAGCAGTCATCTGCTTGGCCATCATGGATGACATCCACTGTTTGCGAATGTAACCGTTTAGTGCTTGTACTACAGGCTGCGAATTGGCTTGCTGCGCTGCTGCACGTTCTTCTGCCATCGCTTTGAGCGACTTAATGGTGACAAGGCCCCCCGCCGAAACAGTTCCCGGCGCGGCAGAATTCGTCATGTTCAAGCCAAGTTGCATAGTGCTACCTTACCAATATTTTGGAATGTGTCAAGTCCACGCGTAATCGACGCGTTTAACTTCAACGGCTTTCCTCTGCCAAGCATCCCCGGTTACGTTTCCATCCGCATGTAAACATGCATACTGATGCGCATCAGCAATGTGGGAATGCGAGTTTTTCTCGGGCTTATCATCAGCCTCGCCGTTCTGCCTGATTTTATACCTATATCCACCGCGAAGGGAAGCAATTAAATTTACACAACACGGATCAATTAGATGACCTGGTTTGCCATCTACCGTACGTGTGAGCATCTTATCGACTGCATTGATACGTGCAACAACACTGTTTGACTTAGCCGAAATGACCCTAAATCCTTCTTGCCGCAAGATATCAAACACCGATCTTTCGTCTGTCTGCGCCCTCTGCTGACCCGCCGGGTCGCCAATAATCAGCACATTCATCCCTGGAAACCTGTTCGCCAGCAACGGTTTGAGCTTCTCACGGCAAAACCTCAGTGTTCCCATACCGTCCGAAACTAGGTCTGCGAAGGTAAGTAACCTACCCTGTGCATCCACCTGATTGATCGTGCACGCAGGCGTGAGCCCGAAGTCCATACCAATAATAAGTGGGTGAGTCTGCAGTTTGATATGGTTAAGCGCCTGCTTAGCAACATGGGTTTCTTTGTTAAACGCCCTGAACACAGGCTGTCCCGAGAGGGATTTACCAAACTCGCCGTGCACATACACGTCGATCCAGTCTTCGGACTTACCCTCACACAAATTCTCGTAGTACCCGTCTGGCAAATATTGCACCCAGTCAGCTTCTTGAGACAGACCAGATGGTTGGATGGTCACGTGCATGTTGTCTGGCGGCTCTGTCAGGAGCTTTTCCCAGAACGTATCCCCATCGGGCGGGTTGGTCGCTCCCCACACTTTGTGAATCTGCTTGCCGTTATCGTCGCACGCACCCACGCCGTTCATGGTTTTATCAGGGTATCTACCTAGACGACCGGTCAGAGCATTGTAAATATCGGGGTTAATCTCACGGAACTCGTCCATGATACCGAACGTCAGCTGCAGTGACAAAAGGCGTCTAACGTCATTCGCGTCGTCCAATCCACGAAACAAAATCTCGCACTCAACGTCGTCAAACTTAAGTAAGAACTTACTGTTGGTTTTTTCCAACAGACCGGCTTCCCCATCTGGAAACCATTTCAAAAAATCTGGGATTGTCGTGTCCCACAGCATCTGACGGGTGTTACGAATCACTGCACAACGTGACCTGCGGATTCCATCAGGGCTGGCTTTAATCCGTTTAGCCTCGTAACCAATTTTGATTAGTGAGGCAGTTGTCTTGGTGGAACCCACGGGGCCTACGATGAAGTTGGCAAACTTGTCCGACGATAAAAACGGAACTACTGATACCGGCGGTGTATATACAAGATTAGCCATCTATTGTCACAGGTGTGGGTTGTTGGTTTGGGAAGTTAATTGTGATACTGAACTTAGGTGCAGCGTTGGCCGTGGTGTCCACGGCTTTCTTATCGGGCTTTAAACCAGCTACGTCCACTAAGCTGTTGAAAACAGACAGTTTCTGCAAAATGGTGCTATCCACCCCGATGGCTTGCTTGAACAACTGGCCCATCATCTCTTCGGCCATCAAGCCCGCTTTAAGGCGAAATGTCATCCCGTTACGCTCAAACTCTGCACGCTGCGTTTGCACTGCAGTAATAAACGGAGGCCACTGCGATAAGCGTTCCCACGCAGTGCCTTCAAAACCAAACCTGGCTGCGACCATGGCTGGGTCTTCAACACCTGCTGCACATTCCCAAACTAACTGCGGTGGAATATCCAATGTGACATGTGGCTCATCTGACGCTGGTGCCATCGCAAATTCTGAATGGTTGGCGTGTATGAGATCACTGTTCATTTCTTGATGTACTCCATCAAAGCTAATCTAATGATTTCTGCCAATTTAATACCCGTGCGTGCTGACTCGGCCCGCAGGGCTTCCAACAGAGGCTCGGGTAAATGGAAGTTGTAACGCTTCACTTCTTCATGCCTTTGAGCGTCTCAGCCAATCGTGCACGCTGACCAACCTTACCACCTTTAGCAGCTGCAGCTTCCAACTTCTTAGCTGGAATCTTTTTACCTTCAGGTACACCCAAATCTTTATGCAGCTGACCAGGTTTCTTGATTGCGCCTTTGATCCAATTTTTAGTAGCCATTATTTTTTCCTTGCTGTTTTAGCAGACTTGATGAAATCTTGTTTGGTTGGTGCGCCCTTACTTCCAACAGGACGCATCTTTTCCTTAGAGCCGTTTCGTATCCGCTCTTGCTTTGCATGGATGTTGGCATACAAGCCAGGTTTGGTAGCCATCAGTATTTCTTCATGCCTTTTTTGGGCATTTCTTTCTCGTACTTCTTTTCCATGGCTGCGTAAGCTTTTGGATTGCCTTTAGTCATTTTCTTTTCAGCAGCTTCGTTCTTCTTAGTCTCTGGACCTTTGAAGGGATTCATTTTTTTAGTAGCCATGGTGAACTCCATTTGGGTTAATGATGGTGTGTATGTTATGTGGATTTTTAAATTTGTCAAGTGCAGTAATGGGTAAGAAGCTCGCCTGCCAATTCGTTGAGCCTTAATTTGAAAACCAGAAAAAAATTAAGTTCTCCGTCCCCATTGCGCTGGTTTAACAACTGCACGTTTCTAGTGTACATGAAAAGGTGTGGCTAACGTGTGTATGTTAGTAAAAATTGGACTTGTTGTATGAGCAATAGGTAAAGAAGGGCGGGCCCCCGAATCCGCGTTGTCCACCCACCCACCCGACCCGCTTGTCGTCTCAAAACCCATAGTGTAGGGCATCGTATCCCTCAACTCCACGCTCTTTAAAAAGCAATATCGGTTCAATGTATCAATCACTTCGTGATTCATGCCCTAGTGGTATCGGGTTCAAGTGGTCGGCTAAATACAGCGTATCGGTATGGATGTTTGCTCATTAAAAATTTGGTAGCGTTTTAGCAGTTTGGGTGAAGTAACTGCTCGGTGAAATCCGTCTCTATGACCTAAACCGCAAGGCATGGTCTAAACACGCAAAGCAACCCGTGGGAGACGGTTTTATGGAGTGCATTACATGGTGTAGTGTATTCCTCGAAACTAACTTATTGGAGAAATCTATGTCCACCGAAATCACAATCATTGACGCATCAGCATCATTCACTATGTCCGTGAAAAAGCCTGAGAAGACTGGCTCACTGGCTCGTGCGATTGCCTTCGCTGACTCTGCATCACGCAAGGGTTTGGCTAATGCTATCTACTTGAAGCAACTGCAAAATGGTCAGTTCCGCCCATTGGCTCGTGACATCATCGACACATTGGTGCCTAAGTCAGCTCAACCTTATGTCATGGGCTTAGTGCCTGCGACTGGTCCAATGAATCGTGCAAACCTTGTCAGCTTGTGCTCTGCTGTGCAATCTGCTGTGCTCTTGAAGGGTGCTGAACTCAAAGGTCAAAAGCAATTCATGTACAGCTTGGTCGAGCGCATCATTGAGTCTGACACATCTGCAATCGTTGAGGCTTAATCATGACAACCCATATCTTGCCACGCGGAGTTCACATTGCCCCAATGCCACGACTTCGCGATGGTGAGGTTGGTCGCAAGGTTCAAGGCGGTTTACCGCCTGAGCCGTATCGTTCAGCCAACTGTCGCCTCACTGCACTACATTCACGCAACCCAACGCGGTTGACCAAGTACCACAAATCCACACGCGCAACCATAACTTACCGCGTGAAATGAATATTCCAGTGGGTGACCACGGAATATTGTACGGAATATTCATAAGTTGTTGATTTTATTAACCAATTTACTATGAATTTTCAAATATTCAAATATTCCATATAAATATGCACACACACGCGAGCCCGTGTTCAAGTGCAATCATGTGTCTAATGATCTCATTACACATACATCTCATAAAACCTGCCTGACCCTCAGCAAATCACGGAATATTTGAATATTCTACCTGTATATCCATACAGCACCAAAAATACGTGTCAACCACACAGACTCGTAGGTAAGGAACCACTAACATGAATATTCCACACCACCTGCACATCGGAATATTGTCGGAATATTCACCCACAAAACGGAGCACACCTATCATGCGCAACCTCGACATCTTGGATTTCCTCATCATCGAACCATCATTCACCGATGCAATGGACGACACACCTTATGTATTCCAGTTCGACACAAACAACAGCCCAATGGACGCTGATGACCCTGAGTCAGCACTTCGTGAATACTATAAACAAGTAAGGAGTCACTAACATGCCATCAATCCTGTACCCCATTGGCTTCACTTTAATGTTCTGCCTGTCCCTGTTCTTTGGCTGGTCTGACACATCCATACCATTGAATAACTTATTCCTCATGTTCTCAGGCTTCTGTCTGGGCGGCATTGTCGTGCTAGTCATGGAATCACGCCATGAGTGAAGAACACCTGCCCATATGTACATGTTGCTACGCTGTACGCGTCGAGCCACATCGCAAACACCTATCACGCCCGACCTGTATGGACTGTGGAGAGAAGCTCGCCAAAGAACGCAAGCACACCATCGTGCCCATGCCCAAATCAAACTACATCGTGGTGACTGACATGTCGCTACTCGTCAATCTTAACTCAAGCCACAAGGGGGGCAAATGAAAGTACGTAAGAACAAACACAAGATACTCGACCGCATGGCAAACCCATCGTGGAAAGATGTGTCCAACAAGATGTGGTTTATCAATAAAGTGAAGCCATGCAAATCATACAGCCCTTGGTGTCCTGACTGTAATGCAGTCTTGTTCCGCAAACAACTTAAACGCTTTCCATACTCATATGAAGAATGGTATGGATTCGAGCAACATCAGATAGCACATGACGAGGTAGCTAACAAGATGCTTGAAGATCAACGCAACCAAGTCATCAAAGAAATGGAGAAGAGCGATGCGGTTGTATTCAAAGAGTTATCCAACCGACTAAAGGACTTCGAATGACCACAATCACAGCACTTACCTATGACTTCTATTCCGATCCAGGGCACGGCTGGTTACATTGCAAGCTAGACGAGCTCAAGGAACTTGGCATCCAAGATAAAATCAGTCACTACTCTTATATAAGAGGCAACGATGTATACCTAGAGGAAGACTGCGACATGTCAACCTTCATGAACGCAATGGAAGCCAAGGGTATACAAATCCATTTGGCATACATCAATGAGCGCAACAACGATTCATTCATCAGGTTACTGCGGAGGTATGGATGAGAAAACGAGCAGAGCAATATGAACTAGACGAGCGTGCCAAAGCTAGAGCACGCATCAATTCACCTATCAC